TTCCTGCATATCTTGTCTATTATAAGCCAACAGCTATGGACACGAACTCGTTAGAGTTAAAGATCATGCGTCTAAAGCCTTTAAAATCGGAATTAGAGGGTGTTTATGAGGGGGACTGGGCTATGGAAATGATACAGTTGCAAGAAGCACATGATAAGACATGTAAGCACAAAAAATAATGCCAAAATACAAGCAACATATTAGAGTGCCTACTGGTTTATTTGATCATCCTGGCTACAAAGGCTTGGCAGATAACAGAAAGCCTTATGCTTTAGCGATCATTGTAATGCTTTTAAAGTATGTAAATCAAAAGAAAGGCGAGTGCTTTCCTAGATACTCAAAGATCAGAAAGGATTTAGGATGCAGTAAAAAAACCTTAACCAATTATATGCACTTGCTTTCCACTGCTGGACTGATTAAAATTAGGCGGCTATCTTCTACTAATCTATACACAATTAACCCTATTCTACTAGTTAATGAAGTGAACCTAGTACAGGGGGTGGGGAATATGGTACACATCAGTGGCGTACCTAATGCACATATTAGTAAAACATATTTAAAAGAACATATTGAAAGAACATCTAATAATAAAATGAATAAAGTAGATAAGATAATTAATAGTAAAGATATAGATAAACAGACTAAGATAATAGAACTAGCTAGTGTACCACTGCCAGAATTAAAACAATGTATAGATAAACATCCTTACTATGTACAAAAGGCTATTGAGTACCAAGAGCAAGTGGCTCGTGATGCAAGAGCTGTGCCAAAAATTGTAATGCAACAGAAGTTATCAGCTGCGTTGCAAACCAATGCCAAAAATAGATCAGCAGCTTACAAAGCAAAGGTAGCATACAACAAAGCCAATAACATTAAACCTTGGGAGATGAAGAAGAATAAATTTTAATGATATGGCAGGTTTTAAATCAAAGAAGATCTTCTGTTCAGGCATGTCTAAGCTATCTGGAAAGCCATGTCAGGCAAAAGGGTTTCCAACCAATAGCTTCAATGAACATGGATTTCAAATTTATAAGTGTCGCTTTCATGGTGGTCAGAATACAAACTTCTATGGATTTAGAGATAGAACAAATAGAGGAGGTTATAACAAGCCAGGTTATACAGATGAGAATAAGATTAAAAGCCTTGCAAGTTTAAAACAATTTAGAGATAAGGATTTAGATTATGTCAGAAATTACTACGAAACCCAAGCCAAGCCAAGAATTGATAGTCTTGGAAGATACAATTCTAAATACAGTATTAGAGCAGTTAAGCGAAGGCAAAACTCTAGCAAGTATAAGGAAGGCAGGGACATTACCGATCAGCTTGATCAAGTTTTATCAATTCTTGAATCAAGAGGGAAACAAAGAAATCAAAGCCAAGATTGAGGAAGCCAGAAAAATAGGGGTCCAGAATATAGTAGATAAACTTTTAGATATTTACCAAGCCGATATAAATCAAGATACATTAGATCCTAATTTGATTTCTTGGATAAGAGAAAAGACAAAGTTTATTCAATGGATTGCAGGTAAAACTAGCGATTTATATAGCGATAAAAAGGATTTAACATTAAACAAAACTACCAACCAAATTATTGTTAGTTGGCTTGATAGTCCAGAATTAGAGCAGAAATATACTCAATATGAAAAGACTACCGAAGCCAAACCAGATATAATAGATCAGTAATTATTTATATTCTATTTGCTCTTGAGTATTAAAGTTATAATCAATTAAGCTCGTAAGAACATCCTTTTTTACTTCTAAGTTATCATTAAATATTTTTTCTATATCGTAGTTATTATCCTCAATATATTTAGTGATTAACTTATCTATTAACTTAGTTATTGTTATCTCTTCATGTCTTGAGCAACTGATTAACTTCTTCCATACAGGAAGTTTAATGCTGATCATTTTTCTATTGGTTACAACATCCAAGCCATTTAATATTATTGTTTTTTTATTGTGCATATTCATAATCATCCTCCATTAATTTATGAGTTAATAGTCTTCTGTTTTCTAATTCACACTCAACTAAACGCTGATATATAACTTCTTTTATGTCTTTTATTTGATACGAATTATAAATATCATATTGATTTAAAAGTTTTTCATCGTTCAATCTTTTTATATGCTCTTGTAACTGTTGTATTGATGTCATTATGCAACCTCCTTCATTCGTTGTTTAAACTCTTTAAATGTTTCATTCATCTTCCATTTAAAGTTTTTTAAATAGTATTCTTGATATTCTTTGTATTGTTTTTTAGTCATTTTTTACCCCTTCAGTTGTTAATATATTGTTAGTTTATAATATCCATCTAGGAACAATAGCAAGTGCATTACGCCATAACCTAGACCAATAATTATAACTGTTGCTAGTAAAGCGTTTAAATCGGATCTATTAAACATTTATACAACCTCCTCATCTTTAAACGCTTCCTTGTTTTCTGTGTCATTCCACATTTGAATAATATCTTTTGTAGATATTTCGTAGAAATCTACATTATCAAAAACTATTACTCTTAAATAATCTAAAAAACTTTTAGGTATATTATTTAAGTTTGTTTCATTGTTCATTATGCTACCTCTTTTTTAGTTGAACATTCCAAGCATTCAGTACCTTGCTTTGTTTCAATTACATAAAAGCAATCTGAATTGATTGTTTTTTCTGTATACTCATCACCGCAATTTATACAGCTCCATCCATCAGGATAAGCAGCGATAGCCTGTTCTTTAAACATATAATTATATTTCATTAAGCAACCTCCATAATTTCTAGCGTATCAATTTCAAGCCAATGATCTTTATGAGATATAGCTTCTCCATTTCTAACTATTTTTTCAGCCTGTTCATCATTTTTTGCTAATACAGTATATGTTCTTTGAACATCATATTGTATTACAACATCATACTTTTTATTTTTTTTAGTCATAGTTATGCAACCTCCTTCAGTTGTTTTGAAAGCCATTCATTAGCAAAATTAAATAGTTTTTCATAAACATTCCATTTAATTATCTCATAAGCATCGTATTTATGTTCGGCTTCACTAATATAATCATTAGGATAACCTAGCCATAAATCATCACAAGCAAGTAATAATAAATCATAATTATAAACTGGGACCATGCTTTCAACATACTCACTTAAAAGATCCTCGTTTTTTAAAATTTGATTTTTATTATCATTTAGATCACGCAACAGGTTTTGTTCCAGTTGGTACATGTTTGGTTTTTTATCAGTCATTATATAACCCTTTCAGTTGTTATTTAGTTTATACTATCATAACCAATTAAGTTAAGTCAAGTATAGATCTTATATTTTAAGATCCCATTAACCTATAAAAATATAGGTTAATAGGTTATTAAAATTAAGCTGCTCTTCTATGTCTTGATATATATTTTCCAATAAAAACCACATCAATTCCATGATCTTTCATTCTTTCAATATATTCAAGAGCTTGTCTTTTTGTTTTATGTAAAGATTGTTCACCTAATTTATACTGTTTTTCAACTTCAGTAATTCTGTCAGTATTCCATTCTACTTTATGAACAACAATTTTATCAGTTTTACATTCAGTTAAATATTGGATCATTTATGCAACCTCCTCAATTTCTTCTATTCTAACATTCTCATAATTTAATGAGATCCATTTATGATAAAGTTTTTTTGCATCTTCATAACTTACAACATTTCTTCCAACTTTATCTAACCAAACTATGTATCGTTTTTTTGTCATTGTATTATATTTCATTGTTTGTTATAACCAGATTGGTACATTATGAATTATATTATGTAAACTATTATTTTTAGTTAAAATGAATTAAATTATTAAGTTATTGAATTTATTATGTTTTATTTTTAGAGTGTTATTTTATGCGATTAATTAGATTAGAGCTGCCAAAAAGAAAAATAAGACAAATAGAAAAGAATTAATAAGAAAAGAATATATCCTAGACAATGGACCAAGTTATAAACAGCAGCTATTCAAGATTGTATTTTAGGAATATTAAAGCAACCAATTAAAAACATTAAAGCATTTAACAAGGTGCAGTTGTGTTGGTAAGTATTAAGATCAATTAATTATATATGAGAT